GAACCTTTCTGGGAATGCTTTTCGCATCGCCGTATCAATCTTTGAGTAATACTCATCCGTTTTGGTATACGCTTCGCCGTATTGACGCACTAACTTATTGTGCACGCCGTAAGCATATCCCGTCATATCTTCATTGCCGGGCCGTTCAAACCAAGGATTCTTTTCAGCCCAGTCAACTACCCGGTCATCTAGTTGCGGCGACGCAGGTTGTTGTGTTATAGGTTGAGTATATACCTGTTCTTTCTGTTCAGGCAAGTTAATTGGTTTAAAGTCATCAACCCTACCCATTTCCATCTGTGCACGGAACAAATCCTTCTGCGCGGCAACAGCGGCTTCGGTATCCCCAGAGTCTAGTGCGGACTTCAACGCAGCTTCCGCAGAAGCCATGTTTTTCTCAGCCAACGACTTGGAAGTATTGATGAACGCCTTCTGACCGACCTGCACATACTCTTGCAGTTTGCGGTTTTCTTCGGCTAGGGCACGGGCAGCACGCTCTAGCTCCGCTTTTTCACGGGCAAGGGCTTCGGCTTTACGTCGCTCATCGTGACGGGCGTGGGTGAGTTCCTTGAGTCGCTTTTGGACTTTGCTGCTGTACTCATTCAGCTCATCCTCGGTTGGCTCTAGGACTTCCTTCTCTAAAGGCTTGCGACCCCTGTCTTCCGGGGGCGTATCGTCAACAACCTCAACTTCGGGTTGTTCACTACCTTCGAGTTCCAGTTCAAACTCTTCCGCTGGAGGGGCTTTGTTATCCGCCTCGTCGGGAAATTTAAAGGCTTCTTTGTCCATGTCTTACTCCTTATGCAGCGAAAAAACGCTGTTGATGCTTGTTGGATTTAGATTGATTCCAACGAGCGGGAACAACCTGTAAGTTGTCGTGCATTGTCAGACCGCCCTTAGATACAGGATGGATATGATCAACGTGCCATTTTGTGCAAGTTTTCATCGAGCCCTCCTGATACCACGGGGATCTTGGACTACAGCCTCAACGGTATCATCATTTAAGATCCTAAATTCTTTGCCATGAATCATGAGGCGAGAACCGGAATTTGGGCGAACCAAAATAAAGTCGCCCTCTTTGCACCATGGCCCTGAAGGGAATCGGCTTGTGTCCTTGTAACAATCTGGGCCTAAGGCGACGACAAACAGAACTGTGGTGAGTACTTCTTCGTAATGCAGAGTCTGATCAGCTTTAATCAAACCGCTGTCGTACTCTTTCTCAATCTCAGGTATTGCACAAAGGATGTGGAACCCGACTGGCTGTGGAAGCTGCTTGGCTTTCTCTTCTGCGCTTGCTTCCAGATTGACTGCCCCCACGACTTGTGGGTTATTGGGGTTGGTGCCGATTAAAATCTCAGCCATTTTTCACTCCATAAAAGCGCGGCAAACCGTGCCACGAACGGCCCTTGCGGGAAAATCAATCCTCATCTCGTTCGAGTTGATCTTTGAGATCCAACAGATCTCGTTCAGCATGTGCAAGACCCTCAATGACCCCACACAGCCGTCGATACTCTTCTATATCTTTACAAGCACCACCGGCGATAGCGTCAGCAATGTCATTCATGCGATCCCGTAATTTCTTACGTAGAACGTCAATTCCGTCCATGTATTACTCTCCTTTCGGTTGGTTGTTCATCTGCATGGCTTGCATCTTGAGTTGCTCTTTTGTCTTAGCAACATCTACACCGATGCGAATACCTTCAGCTTTCTGCTTAGCGTTCATCTCTTCTGTGCGCTGTCCAGCTTTGAGGATCTCCAACTGCTTCTGAGTCTCTAGCTTGGCTTTAGCTGCAGCGGCTTGGGCACCAACACGTACACCCTCTTTCTCCATCTCAGCGGCAAGTTTTTCTCTTGCCAACGCCAACTTATCTGCTTCTGTAGCGGCGTCAATCTGGAGTTGCTGCTGTTTGATTGCCACTTCTTGAGCACGTAACTGGAGTTCTGCCTGCTGCATCTGGATAACTGGATCTTGCTGCATCTGGGCGTTTTTCTGAGCTTGTGCTTCTGCAACGTGCTTACCAAGTAACTGCCCCGCCGCTTCTGCGGACAACTTGGACAACTCAACCTCCATTTCCTCTGGCAACTCGGCTTCGGGGTGGGGGAGCGTCGCTCCGATCTGGCGTTCCATCTGTGCGCGATAGGCGTAGGCAACGTGTTCTGCTATGTGTGCGTTCGCTGCCTGCATCAATACTTGAGCTTGGGGGTTCTGCCCCATCACCTGCATGAGAACCGGATCTTGCATCGCTGCCATATGGACACGGATATGTGCCTCGTGATCCTGATACATAAACGCCTTGACAGGTTTACCCATGAGGATGTTCATGTTCTCAGTGATCGGATCAACCGGTTTCTGGTCGTCTTCTAGCGGAACAAGTTCGGCTGCGCCCTTAATATTCAGTACATCCAGCATCTGCCTATGGAGCTTTGGCAGGTTATAAATCTGCGGTGCCATTTGTGCCAACTGGATAACTGCCTGATACTGAACGACACGCTGAGCAAGAGTAGACGCATTGGGGTCACTAACTGGGATGATTTCGACATAGCTATAGTCTGCACGTCTTGCACGCTTGGGGGCATCTTCGGGCTCATAGTCATATTGGGGGGAAGCGAAGTCACGGATGAGGCGTGCGAGGAGTTTTAGCTCCTGCTTCATAGCGAAGTGCATCCGAGCCTGTACCGCGCTCATCACCTTCAGATTACGCTCGATCAATGCCAGCGTTGTACCCACCGGGGCTTGTGCCGACATATCGGACACTTTCATATCCGGACTGGCTGCGAACCTACGTGCTTCTTCCGTGATGATGCCAAGCAACTGCATCAAGACTTGGCTAGGCTCCTTATATGGAAGGGTCATGATGTTGTCATGCAACACCCCAGAGGCCACGTCCACATCCCTAAATTCCCCCGGAGATATCGGAGTGTCATCACCCTTAATTCTCAAACCACGGGTCTTCAAGCCACCGGGTAGATTCGACAATGTTCCAGCATCAACGAGTTGTCGTGTGATTGCAGTCGCTGAACGGGCAGAGTTACCAACCAAGTGCACAAGACCAAAGCCATACGAACCAAAGCCCGGTACATACTGGTAATGCACGAAGTACTGGTTGGGCTTTTTAATTGTTGCGCCGGTGGACTCAATATCTTCTGGGATCGGATCCCAATTACGACGGATCGCAAGGATGTCACCGGTTTCTTCAAGCAGTGTCACAACATATGGCAACGGGATGCCTGTCGCTTCACCCTCTTTATTCTTGTCTTCAAAGCCCGGGATATCAAGCTCGACGTGCATCTCAAGCAACTGTGGGCGGTCATCGTATGTAGCGGAGAACCCTGTCTCTTCATCTTTTGCACGCTGGATACTGTCCGGCCTAAGCGAAGTTGCATCTGGGATATTGATGTCTTTGCGGTAAAACTCAGAGTCTTGCAGCTTGATCAGATCACCCTTTGTTTTACGCATACGATGAGTGATTCGACCACACATGGATATATCTGACGTACCGTATGGCAGTACAACATCTTCTGCTGGAACAAAGATAGAAACTTGACGGCCTACAGTCGGATCGAAGTACACCTTCTTAAAGGCGGAGCCAGCAATCGGCAAGTTCCACAGCATTCTTTCATGCTCGGCTCTATACTCCTTCATGACTTCCGTCAACTGATAATTCATGTCTTCTTGTACACGAATCGCAGCATCTGTCTTTTTCGGTGTGACATCACCTATAATCTTCGTACGAACTGGCCCGCTGGCTGGGAATGTCTCCATAATAGCTTCGGCTTGAAAACGCACAGCGGCTTCAGCGATCATCGGGTGGTGTACACCGCAGGCTCCTTCCCACGGTTCAGTTCGTTCCTCATATTTCAAGCCCAAGAGCTTGATGCCTTCCGTGTATGTTTCTTCCCAATCTTTGCGCGACGCGAGGTCGTTCTTGTAGGCTTCGAGCAAATCACCCGACATACTCTGCAAGGTACGCTCGTCAATAAATTCGGCTAGGTTGGCATCGAATGGAACACCGTTCTCGTCTGTTTCTTCGCCGGGGATGATTGTAATCTCCACAGACCCGTCATCTAGTGTTACCATTTCCGGGTTGACAACTTCGATCTCCAATTCGGGTTGCTCTTCCATGTCATCCATCCCTTGCGGGGCGGCATAAAGCCCTTTCTCGATAGCCATATCAATATCCTTTAGTAATACGCCGCCCGTCGCGGGTACATCAATTCATCTGGCTCATCCGAATCCAACCGAATAAACCCACCGTTTCTGAAGCGTGCCAACGCCATACTCACGCAGTCCACCATATCATCGTGTTCCGAAGCTGGGAAGGACGCTACCTGCTCTACAACTTCTTGTGCCCACCTATAGCCGTCGGGGTACCACACCATCCCAGATCGTACAATATCTGATACTGCGTTAATACGTGCTATCTTATCACCTGTTCCACGATGTGGGGTAAACTCTTGCACCGGTATGCCCATGCGCCTAAGTTCTTGAAATAGCGGGGTTCCGTTGGATTTTTTCTCCACGATGAACGCATCAGGTTGCCATTCTTTAAACTCCCGCAACGCCATCTCTTTTAGTGCATGGAACTCTACCCGCACGTTGATCGCATTTAACAGGATGATGTGGTTCGCCCCCTGAGTCAGCTCGTCGTCACTAAATACCCCCCAAGTGAGCAGCGCTGTGAAGTCGTTTCTGTTGTTCTTCTCGGCTGCGGCGTCTAGCGTCATGATGATGTATTCGCATTGCGGAGCTTTCTCTTTCTCCCAGACCCGCCACCACTCACGCTTGATAAGCGCACCTTCCTCGGCGGTGGGATTCTGTTGGTACTGTGCGTTCCACTGGAACACCGGCATGGAAGCTTTTGTGCGGTGCAGCGCGGTCAAGTCGTAAAACTCAGGCCACAACGCCTTTTCTTCGCCCGTGTTCTCATTAAATATGGCTGGGAACTCAAAGAAGTGGTACTGATCGGACTCTGGAATACGCACCATGTCCTTAGCCAAGCGACCAATCAGGTCAGCCGGATGCCACCGTGTATGTACAATAGCGACTCGTCCTTGAGGCATAAGACGTGTTCGTGCACCATAAGTGAACCATTCGTAGACTTTCTCGAACACTTCGTAGTTGCCGTTAATGACATCTTGTTCCGAGAACGGGTCATCCACAATCAGGAAGTGTGCACCCCGTCCGGCCAAAGCCGCTCCAACTCCACATGCGAAGTACTCCCCGCCCATGTTTGTGTTCCACCTACCCGCACTTTTTGAGTCAGCAGATAGCGTTACTGTCGGAAATATGTCCTTGTAAGCGTCAGAACCTACCAAATTTCGCACTTTACGCCCGAAGTCCACCGCCAAATCCCCTGTGTGGGACACCATCAGTACCTTCTTATCAGGGTTTCTACCTAGGTACCATGCCGGGAAAAAGATAGAAACAAGCTGAGACTTACCATGACGGGGTGGAACAGACACACCAATACGGTCTTCTTCGCCCCTTTCCATTGCCATCAGCAGATCTGCCAGCCTTCTATGGTGTTTTCCCACTTTATAGTTGGGATCCATGGCCTTACAAAACTCAATTAAGTCGTCCCGACACCGGGCAGCAGCCTCGCGTTTCTCCAGCACGTCCACAATTTTGACGATTTCTGCCTGTTCTTCCGGACTAAACTTGTCAATGTTGTCCACAAGCTCATATAGCTCTTCCGCAGACATGTCGTCGAACAGGTCATCACGGCGCATCGTCGTACTCTTCCGTGGTTTTAGCTGCTTCTTGTACTTCTTTTGGCATTTCTAAGCCAAGTTCGGCGTCAATATTCAGTTCTTCCCCGTCCATCTGCACCACCTCAATGTCCTGTACGTCGTCACCCTTTAATCTGGAGAGCTTGGCACGCAGTTTTGCCTTTAAGTCGTCGGTGGACTGGTGTGTAATTGTCACTTCGCTGCGTTCTGTGAAGAGCCCTACATCGGTAATCTTACCCAGCAGTTCCAATGCACGGATACGGATTCTAGGGTCAGGGTTTTCTGACTCCAAAAGTAACTTATTTGTTACTAAGTGACGTATTTCAACCGCATGGTTCACCACTGCATGACCGAATTCGTCCAATATTGCACGGGTCTGTAGCAATGCAGCGGGGGCGAGGGTCGAAACGTTCTTGGGCGTAAGCTGTTTGCTGACTTTATCAGGGTCGTTGGCGTAAGCCGCAACAAGAGCAGCCGCAATGTCTTTGTCCGAATTGGTCGGGGGTGGGACAGGCAGTCCGTTTTCTTCTAGTAAGCCTATCGTTTCACAAGCGGCTTGAACCACATCTATTGTAGTGTGGTTCGGCACCTCCGCTGGAAGCGGCACACCCTGATCAGGGGTGAGTAGCATTGCCATATTGTTCCCTACGCGCACCAAAAAGGTCGTTTGGGCGTAGTTTAGTGTTGTTCTACTTTTTTTGCAAATAATTTTATGTTGTACGGTACCACTTTTCGCACCGGGGGGTGTTTCTATATAGAGGGGGTGGGGTCAGCTTAGTTGGTTTTTAATTTTATTGTGGGGATTTGCGCAGAATAGTATTACATACAGAGTCACACGGCTAACTGTATATTGGGGGGTAGGGGCGGGGTACGTCACGCATAGGCAAAGTTGCCAAAATTTTTCTAGGTTTCGCCACGTTTTGCGAAGTTATACAGTGTATAACATGGTTGTTTATATACGTTGACGTATTAATGGATACGATGTAATATGTAGGTGTGGTGATCAACACCACATAACCAAACCCTAGGAGCTACAAATGAAAGCCAATACACAAATCAACATCAACAAAGCCCATGGTGCTTACCTTTCCGATGCGGTGAAACTTGATAACTCGTCTGCCCACAAATGGGTTGTAGCAAGTGAATCATTGTTTGCTGACGGTATTCGTGCCGATCATATCGCTACTGAAAAGAAAGGCGGAGTGCAACAAGTGTATGAGTTCATTACTGAATCAATCATCAATGGTTACGCTAAGGCAGATCAAGCCCTGCTACGTACTGACGTAAAGTCACTTGATGACGCACAAAAGGCAAAGCGTAAAGAGTTACAACAGCGGCTTGGCACGTATCGCAACCGCTTGCAAAAGTATCTGACGGAGCTTGCGGTTGAAGCTGGCGAAGTCGAAGTCGAGGAAAAGGCCGAAAAGACACCCGTTGAGAAAATCCGCATTGCCCTTGAGACTGCAGTCAAGATCATACAAGGTGACGAAAACCCACAAGGTTATGATCCGGTTGATCTGACCAAGCGTATCAACTCAATGCTGGGATCGTTGCCCGCATAACTCACACCACCCAAACTGACCCGCCGCAAGGCGGGTTTTTTATTGCCCGAAACTTTTGGGGTTATGCA